GCATAGTCTCTACAGGAGATTCTAGTGGTCAACTACAACTTCAAACAGCTAATACCACAGCACTTACATTAGACACTTCTCAAAACGCAACATTTGCAGGTAAAGTAACTTCTGCGGGGGCTTTAACATTAGCATCTAACGGTACTACCACAGCAGTTACTATAGATACATCACAAAATGTAATGATTAATGTGTCAAGTCCAATAGCAGGCACAGGAAAATTTAATGTTGTGCAATCAACTGCATCAAATTGGACTGCTTTTTTTCAAGGTGCAAATGCTTATGGTTGCATTGGAATTACTAATACAAGTGGAACTGCTTCATATAATGCTTTAAATTTTTATAACAATGGAACAAGTTTTTCATCAACAGGAACTATTTCTGTTAGTGGAACTACAACAGCATACAATACATCATCAGATTATCGTTTAAAAGAAAATATATTGCCAATGACAAACGCATTGGAAAAAGTAGCACAACTTAAACCAGTAACATATATATGGAAACAAGATGGTTCTAATGGTGAAGGTTTTATTGCTCATGAATTAGCAGAAGTATGTCCTCAAGCTGTAGCAGGAAAAAAAGATGCTGTTGATTCCGAAGGAAAACCAATATATCAAGGTATAGACACATCATTTTTAGTAGCTACTCTAACAGCAGCCATTCAAGAACAACAAACCATTATCAACGACCTAAAAGCTCGTATAGAAACACTAGAAGGAGCTAAAATTGGCTAATTTTGTAATTGCTGGGGATACATCAGGAACAGTCACGCTACAAGCCCCTGCGGTATCTGGTACAACTACGCTTACATTGCCTACTACGAGTGGAACTGTATTAACAAGTGCAAGTTCTGTTACAACAAGTCAATTGCCTACAGGAAGTGTAATACAGGTTGTACAAGCAACTTATGGAACATTAGCAACTACTTCTTCAGCAACTTTAACTGCTACTGGATTAAGTGCATCTATTACTCCTTCTAGTTCATCAAATAAAATTTTAGTTTGTATGAATATACAGGGATGTACTAAAAATAATCAAAATGCTGGAAATGCTGTTTGGCTATCAATATATAAAAATGGGTCAAGTTTATTTAGCGTGTGTGATTTAATTAACTATAACGGAACAACTTCTGTAGCAAACTCATCTGTAAGCTCACAATATTTAGATTCTCCAGCTACAACATCATCTACTACTTATGCAATATATTTTGCAAATTCAGGTAATGTTGCTTCAGTAGCAGTTAATAATTATTATGGAGCACAAGCATATACAAATTCAACACTTACACTTATGGAAATTAAAGCATAATGAATAAACATGAAGCTATATTAAAACTTAATCCTAACATAGTTACTATTCGTGGTGAGGTTGCTTATGATAAAGATGAAAACGAAGTTACATACGATAAAGATGCAGTAGAGGCTTTAATTGCATCTGAAGCATATAAAGATTTAAGAGCCTCTGAATACCCATCTATTCAAGACCAACTAGATATGCAATATTGGGATAAAATAAACGGAACTAATCATTGGGAAACTTTAATATCCCAAGTTAAAACAAAGTACCCTAAAGGACAATAATGCCAATCATACTAGACTCTAACAACGGGATAACCAATTCATCTTGGACTACAGCGGGAAGACCTACGAGCCCTGTTGCTGGTCAAAGCGGTTATAACACTACCCTAGGTGGAATGGAATTTTATAATGGTAGTTCTTGGGTAACAGTTCAAAGTTCTGTTGGATATACCGCATCTTATTTAATGGTGGCTGGCGGTGGAGCTGGTGGATATGACCAAGGTGGTGGAGGTGGAGCTGGCGGATTATTAACTGGTACTACAACATTATCAATTGGTACAACATATACTGCAATTGTGGGAGCTGGAGCTACACAATCAGGAAGCCACACAGTAACTTCTAATGGTTCAAATTCTACCTTTACTGGATTGACAACAGTGGTGGGTGGTGGTGGAGCAGCAGGATATCAAACTGCTGGTGCTTCTGGAGGTTCAGGCGGTGGAGGTGGTGGAGCTAATAATACCGCTTCATCATATGCTGGTGGTTCAGGAACTTCTGGACAAGGATTTGCTGGAGGTACTGCTGTAGCAAGTTCATATTGTGCAGGCGGTGGTGGCGGTTCTTCTGCTGTTGGTAGTAATAGCACAACAAGTGTTGGTGGTGCTGGTGGTGCAGGAACAGCTTCTTCTATTACAGGTTCATCTGTAACATACGCTGGTGGCGGTGGTGGTGGTTGTTATGCTCCATCAGGACAAACTCCAGGTGCGGGAGGTTCAGGTGGAGGCGGTACAGGCGGAGGAACTTCAGGAACTGTTGCTGGAACTGCTGGAACAGCAAACACAGGAAGTGGTGGAGGTGGTGGCTCTGGAAATGGAGGAGCTGGCGGTAATGGTGGTTCAGGAGTAATAATTCTTTCTGTACCAACCGCAAACTATTCTAATAATACAACAGGCTCACCTACAATCACTACATCAGGTTCTAATACTATAATTAAATTCACAGCCTCAGGCAGTTATACAGCATAAGGAGAAAAACAATGTCACATTTTGCAAAAGTAGTAGACGGTAAAGTTACACAGGTCATCGTGGCTGAACCAGAATTTTTTGATACATTCGTAGATTCAAGTCCTGGTACTTGGATTCAAACAAGCTATAATACGCATGGTAATCAACACCCAGAAGGAAAGCCCTTAAGAGGTAACTACGCTGGAATTGGATATACATACGATGCGGAACACGATGTATTCTATGCCCCTAAACCATCAGACACAGCAGTGTTAAACAAAGAAACATGGTTATGGGAAGATACACAACCACAAGAGCCAACAGTAACACAAGGATAATACATGACTAACGCTGTAAATCTATCTGCACTAGGTACAAACGGTTCATTAGCTTTACCAACATGGACAACAGCAACTCGTCCAGCGTCACCTATTACTGGTCAAACTGGATACAATTCAACTATAGGGCAAATAGAAGTTTATAATGGTAGCTCTTGGAATTTATCTTCAACTGCTCCTACTTATTCAGCAGACTACTTATCTGTAGCAGGAGGAGGAAGTGCTGGTGGTGCTACAGGCGGTAACGGAGGTTCTGGTGGTGGCGGTGCTGGAGGTTATTTATCAGGTACATCTTCTTTTTATGCAGGAACATCATACACAATTACTGTTGGCGGAGGAGGAGCACAAATTGCTCAGTCTACCAATTCTGTAGGTAATAATGGCTCAAATTCATCTATTTCAGGTACCAATGTATCTGTAACTTCTATCGGTGGTGGTGGAGGTGGATATGGTCTTTCTGGTAGTTCAGGAACAACAGGTGGCTCTGGTGGCGGTGCTGGATATAATAGCTATTCTTCTGCTACTGGTAGTGCTGGTACATCAGGTCAAGGATATGCTGGCGGTAACGTTTCAGGAAGTAATGCTTCTGGTGCTGGTGGTGGCGGTGCTGGCGGTGCTGGACAATCTAATACAGGTTCTGGTGGAGGTACAGGTGGTGTTGGAGGTGTAGGAGCTACATGGGTTAATGGAACTACTTATGCTGCTGGTGGATATGGTGGCACAAACTCACAAACTACTCCAACTGCAAATAGTGGAGGCGGAGGTCATGGTGTGTATAATGGAAATGCTCCTACTTCTGGTGCAGGTGGTTCAGGTATAGTTATTATTCGTTATGCTGGTACTACACAACGTGGTTCAGGTGGAACCGTTACAACATCAGGCGGATACACATATCATACATTTACAACTAGCGGAACATACACAGCATAAGGATAAATCATGGCACTCACAACCGTACAAGGACAAATGCTTACAGCACCGTTAACACTAACGGGAAATCTTACTTTTTCTGATGGGTCTGTACAGACTGCTGCAGCGTCACCTTATGTATTGAAGAATAGAATTATAAATGGTGCTATGCAAATATGGCAACGAGGAACAAGTTTTACATCAGCGTCAGGATATACAGCAGATAGATGGACTACGGTTGGCAATAGTGCAACTAATTTATCTCAATCTACAAGTGTTCCAACTGTAACTACAGGAAATGCTTTTCAATATAGCGCTAAAGTAGGAAGAACAGCAAGTTCAACAAGCACATTAACTCAATTAATTGCTCAATGTATAGAGTCAAATAATTGTTATGATTTATCAGGTCAAACAGTTACATTATCATTTTGGGCTAAAGCTGGTGCTAATTATTCTTCTACATCTAATATTTTATCTTTAGCACTTTATACTGGAACTGCCGCAGACCAAGGTATTTTAAATTATGTTTCATGGACTGGCGCAGCTTCTGTTTCTACTAATATTAATTTAACTACAACATGGACTAAATATACTTATACTACAACATTGGGTTCAGGAATATTAGAAGCAGGATTATTTTTTTACTACAGTCCAACAGGAACTGCTGGTGCAGATGATAATTTTTACATCACAGGTGTCCAACTAGAAATAGGCACATCAGCAACACCGTTTGAACGCAGACTTTATAATCAGGAATTGGCTAATTGTCAGAGGTATTATCAAATTGTAGGTGTTGGTGGTTGTGGTAGAGCATTTAATACTACTAATTTTGAAGTTGCACTAGCATTAAGAGTTGAAATGAGAGCAGCACCATCTGGAACTGTTATTAATGATACAGGAAATATTGCTTATCCTGGCGTTGCTGCATATACAACAACTTCACTTGGTTCTCTTGTAGCAAGTACTACTGGTGTTGCACTTAATTTAGTATCTTCTGGATTAACTTCTGGAGCTACAATGATTACTTATGCTCGTGTTGCAGGATTATCAGCGGAATTATAATATGTATAAACAATTAACGGAATTATAATATGTATAAACAATTAAAAAATATAGATGGAAGTATAGCCAATTGTATTAAAAGAATAGAAGATGAAGCTTGCATCCCATTTGACTTAAGCAACACAGACTACCAAGCCTACCTAAAATGGGTAGACGAAGGCAACACACCAGAACCAGCAGATGAGGTAGTATAGTGTTTGGGTATGCCGCATTTGCTCAACCACCTTATGCATCTTTAGGTGGTAATGCTTATTCTCTAAACCTTACAGAGAATATTAATATGGCTGATACAAATAGCCAAGCATTTGTATTTAATCAATCTGTGACAGAAAATGTCAACATGGTGGATATTAATGCGTTAGGTGGACAATTCTACGAAAGTTTAAATGAATTCCTTACTATGGCTGATTCAAATAGTGAAGTGAGTACTTTTGGTCAAACCATATCAGAAAACGTTACTATGAACGATTCTGAGAGTATTACAGCCCAATTTACAGTCTCTGATACAGAGAATATTACAATGGCTGACACTTATGCTGTTTACTTTGCCGCATTAGATTCTATTACCGAGAATTCTACATGGGCAGATGTGATTGCAATTTCAGCTCAATTCCAGTCATCTATTACTGAAAATAGCAATTGGAACGATACACCTACGATTACTGCTCAATTTAAGTCTAGCATCAGTGAAAACATTACTGTAGGTGATCTTGAAACAGCAAGTGCTCAGTTTATATCAAGTGTAGCTGAAGCTATCAATTTAGCTGATCTTGAAACTATAGTTTCTGTATTCTTCTTATCTATTACAGAAAACTTTAATGCTGCTGATACTAATGCCGTATCATCTGGATTCTTAGAATCTATTATTGAAAATATAGGCATGGCTGATGTGCTTCAAATTAAAGCACAATTTGCCGCATCAATACTTGAAAATATAGGTCTTTTAGACTTACTCATCCAAAGAGGATGGATCACAATTGATGATACTGACATCATTACTTGGAATAAGGTTAATAATTCAGCAACATCTGTTTGGGCTTCTGTAAATAATGCTCAAACTGAGGTATGGAATACAGTAAATAATACCCAACCAAGCTCTTGGACGCTAGTAAATAACGCAGAAACAGGCGTTTGGACATTGGTAAATAACAATCAATAATGTATAATATAGGCTATGATTATTTACAAAATAACCAACAAAATTAACCAAATGGTCTATATTGGCATTACTAAAAGACCATTAAAGGTACGTTGGCAAGCACATATTAACTTAACATCTTCTAAGTGTAAGTTATTTAAATTGCATGAAGCTATAAAGGAGTTTGGTAAAGATAATTTTGATATTATTCAAATAGCTAGTGCTAATTCTGTTGATGAGCTAGATAATCTTGAAAGACATTTTATCAATTTATATAACTGTAAATTTCCAAATGGTTACAATATGACTATTGGTGGAAAAGGTTCATCTGGACATGTGTTGACAGAAGAACAACGCAAAAAAAATATTGATGCACTTAAAAATAGACTACCAATTAGTGAGGAAACAAGACTTAAATTAAGTAAAGCTCACAAAGGCAAAAAAATGTCTAAAGAAGCTGTTGAAATTTCAAGGCAAAAAAGAATAG